CCATAATGTGGGCCAATACTGGTTTCTTGCATCAACATTTGCTTTGGGGTATTTACCATTCCCGGTGTAGGCGGAATTTGTCCTGCCTCTTCTAGCAACATTTGGTGGGGGGATTTTAATAGTTCCATTCTAAATATAATAATGCAAGAATATAGCCCTATCCGCCCTATTGGGCGTAGGGGTTGACAAACTTCTTGCTATATTCGTCATCCGCGTAGCTATAATCGCGTGCCGGCAAAGGATCAAGCTGAATCCAACCAGAATCGCGCAGGACACGTAAAGCCTGGGATAATGAATCCACATAGTCATCATGGCCACCTGCTTCAGGAAACGAACATACTTGGCGCAAAAAACGTTTAGCCCAGTCGGCAAACTCACCTTTTTGTTTAGGCTCCTCGGGAATAAATACCTTACCCTTAGCTACCAGTGGTGCCACAATGTTAAGCCGTTGTACCTTATCCGCGCGTCCTGGGTTGTACCCGCGCACGGGAACATTAGCGCCCTGGAGTTCTTGAATCAGTGAAATACCCGCAGACTTGTCTTCCATAAGAATGAGATCGGCTTTACGGCCTTTACCGAAATCATTATCTGCACCGTATACAACTTCTTTAAAATCTTCAATGACTTTACGTCTAAGTTCTGGGTAGGATAGGTGGGCGTCCCAAGCATCGAGTAGGATAACACAAGTACCAGCGTCTTCCCGTTCAAAGACACCCCACACAGTGCAAGCTGTTGGGTCATTCATTGTCTTTTCTGAAGTTGCTGGGTCATACGAGGCTATGACATACTCTAGGTTTGGCGTGGGTTTATTGGCTGGCCACAGGCGGAACATCTTTCTTTTAATGATACCGGATGATTCTGGGTCAAGTATTTCACCATAGATCTCCTGTCTTCCAATGTCAGTGCCATCATACGTTTCAAGCTGTTTGAAAAAAGTTTCCGATAAGTTTTCTCGGTTGTCGAATGAGGACGCATTAACAACATAAACATCTCCTCCTATTTTTCCTTCGTTTAGGTCAACGATGAGTTCTTTAGGTTTTGGTGTGGTGGTAATAATCTGCTGCACCCGAGCGATTCGGGGGTCTTTAAGACGGAGGGTAAACTGTACGCCGTCGTAGGCTTCGTCGAGGTAATCAAACGCACACAGCTCGTCAAACCAGGCTCCATGGTATTGTTTACCGCGGTAACGTTCTGGCTCAGAGGCTGGAATGCCTTGGATGATGGATCCGTTGGTAAGCGTAATCTCGAAAAGGGACTTGTTGTAATCCCGTATAAGTGAGGCGGGGATGATATTAAGAAGTCCGGAGTCTCCCTCAAAACAAGTTGCGCGTATATCATTGGAGGTTGGGGCAGTAACGAGCCAGCGGGTGTTGTCGTACATCCAAGCACGAATGCCAATCCAATGAGAAGCCGTGTGGGTTTTACCAGATCCACGACCGGCAAGCATAAGGAACGTGTCATATTCACTGCCTTCAGGTTCTTTTTGATGTGGGAGGGCTTGAATTGCCCATTTGATGCGCCATAGGGCTGCGTCAAGCTGCGCTTTGGGCCAATGTGGTCTGGCGGCTGCAAACTTTTTAAGTTCAAGTTCTTGTTGGTGTGTTAACATGTTGAAATAAAGCCTTCTCCTACGAGAATCGTGTTATCTTGGCCAGTTGTTTCAATGTGAATGCAAGACTGGGCTGGAATTTTGGAAATATTGGTAACATACCTGCGTGCATGATGAACCTTTACAGGTTTTGAGCGCTGGTACGGAACCAATACGTGTTTTGTTTTAAAACTTAAGGTGTAGTTCTTAAGATGTTCGTTGTGGTGTATCTTTGTCTTGCAGCCAAGCGACTCCGCCAGGTTTTGAATTTGCGTTACGGTGGGTAAATGGCGAGATGTTACCCTAAATGTGTCTGTTGCCTCGTTATACTGGCTGTGTTTTGCCATGATAACGCCAGAGAGCAGCTCAATACGCTGTTCTGCCGAGGCAAGCAGGTAATTGCTTGGTATTTGCTTGGGAATATTGGGTGCTAGGTGCGAGTTAATACTTGGTGTTATGTAAAACTCACGTTTGCCCGTGCGGTGCAGGCAGCGGTGTACTGTTTTGTAACCATAGTCTCTGAGCTTTTCCTTAACAAAGTCAAAGTTTTTGGCTGATGCGGTGTAAAGGTTACGAGATTTTTTACTAAAAAACCAAAAACCCATCACAAACGGTGGGATTGGCAGGTCTTGGTGTGGTAACACCAGGGGTTGTGTGGTTGGCACCGAAAACAGTTTGCGATTTTGCTCGGTTAACAGCGGTTGGTCTATCACATCCTTAATCTTGGTGTGTGCCAAGGGTCTACGAAACCGGTTAATGCCCTTGTAGTTACACAAACGTTGGCGATACTTGCGGGTTTCTACCAAGAATCCCAGGTTAGAGTCGCCCCCAACGCACAGTGCGTCGTCAAACATTACCTCAAAACAATCCTCTGCCCTGTACTCTTGTATGAGTTTGATTTTAACCAGCTTGCCGCTGCGGTCAAACACATAATCACCAACCCGCAACTTGTACGCAGGTTTCCAATAGTCAAGGGTTAATACTTTTTCCGTCGCTAATATAGCCATAAAAGTTTTTACTGACCCAGTAATCCAGCCAGCGCCCTAACGGCGCACGTATCCTGTTTTGTATTCCGATGGGCAGTCTTTGAATGTTCACTGCCTCAGCGGTAATGCTAAGCCTAAACTGTAAATACTTTACCGTACTGGAGTCTATGATTTCGACAGGCACGTCGACTATCTCCATGTTGTTTGCATCGCACACGATAACACGAAAGCCAATCAGTTTTTGATTGTCCTCCAGCGCACCTTGTATTTGATACACGTATTTACTCATACTTATAATAATACAAAAAACAATTGGTTAGCGTCCCAGGGTTTAAAATATACCAACTTGTCCGGACAACCTGCTAGGGTTGCTAGGGTTGCTAGGGTATATTCCAGTTCTATACCCCACGCTTACGCTTTTTTTTAAAAAATTTTAAAAAATAGTAAAAAGGGCTTGCAACCCTAGCAACCCTAGGACCGACCTTGCAAGTCATTGATTTGTATAGGTCGTAATGATAATGATTCTTATTTAGAAAATAGGGCTTCCCTAGCAACCCAAGGACGTACTTAGGGTAAACTCTAATATGTTTAGCAATTTTACAAAAAAATTTAAAAATTATACAAACTTGAGCTTTGTGGGGCCCCCGGGGCCGACTCTCCCGACAGGACCCAAAAGGGGTGTGTGACTTATAAACAACACCCCCATGCACCAATATGGTGCATGCACCACATTGGTGCACACCCCTATGCACCAATATGGTGCATGCACCACATTGGTGCACACCCCTATGCACCAATGTGGTGCACAATGTAAGTGAGCGCTCACACCACATAGGCTGGCATAGATCTTGCTAGGCAAGAAGCGTGCCAGCCTTCGCGCCCATGCACCCATTGTCCGAGCCCAGGTAGCCCGTGCACCAATGTGGTGCATAGGCGCAGATGAGAATGATTCTCATTCGCATTAGGCCGCATGCAAGATCCGTGCCAGTTAGGCAGTGCACCAATGTGGTGCATAGCCGGGCCCTACTTATTAGGGTAAACACCTATTGACGGATTAGAGGGGCCTAATCGGGCCGTAGAGCGATTTGCCTAATTGGTAAGGGGGTAGCCTCACCTATGTGGCGATCGCTAGTCTTCCAGGTAATACGTGGGCTTGATGGCCATGCGCAGGCGAGGGGCTTAGGTGGAGGTGGACCGAGATGTGTGCATATTACAACACACCAGGTATCCCACAATCTCCCACAAATAAGTGTTGACATATTGATACCAGGTCATTATAATTGAGGCATGCAGTAAGTAGTGATGGTTCCGCTGATGTAAGCACCCGTAAGGGCCAGCGATAAACAGTATAAGACCTTGGTTTACCAGGGAGCGACGGAGAAACTACTTACTGCACCTAACACCAGGAGAGCACGATGAAAGTAACAGCAACATTCTCAGACGGCACCACAATAAGCCGCAACACCAGTAAGCCACTGGCTTATGCTTATCGCTCAGTCAATATCTACCAGGTATTCACAGGGTTTGCGGCAACCGAGCAGCTGGCCCGTAAGGCAGCAACACAAACAGGCAGTAAGAACAAAGTACATACCATTGAAGTAGTAGCAGCGCAGCAGTCTAACTAACCAGGAGATCAACATGGCAAACAAGCACGTAACAATCGAGAGGGCAACAGCACGTCACCTGGTGGTAGACTTCATCCAGGCAGCACGTAACAATGACATCACAGGCCTACACGTATCAGACCGGGCCTTGGCCCAGGAGCTAGGCACACAGCAGCTGCGCTCCGGCAAAATCAGAGGCCGCAGCGTCCTGGCA